GTTGGATAATATCGAAAAAGGAGTTTATGGTGGAAAATATAAAGCCTTTGATCCACAAACACACGATTACGTTGAAATGTTGTTTACTTACGACAGTATAAATCATCCTAGAAATCCAGAGAATTCTGCACCATCAATTGGTAATATAAGAACATATGATGGTTCTGTAATGGATTCACATTTTGATGCTTCGTTTATAAGAGGTACAACAAATCTACTGGCTGATTTTGATGAAGGTATTAGGGAGGACGATGAAGATTCTTCTCAAAAAAGAATTGACTATGAAAATATCGTGTTTCAAAGACAAGCAATTTTCGGTCTGTTCTCATCACAGAGAGTCAAACTTGTTGTTCCAGGTAACTTCTTGTTATGTTCTGGAAATAATGTTTTCTTGCATGTACCAAAGTTTTCTCAAAAAACTCCAGGAGAAGATAATTGGGATAGAACTCTGTATGGAAGTTATATGATTGTTTCTTCACGACACATGATAAAACCAAATGGAATTCATGAAACCATTTTTGAGGCTTGTACTAATAGTTCAAATAGAAGTGAAAACAATGTAATGTATGATAGAAATAGTTATTTAAATGGGGACTATAATGCTGCTTGAAGAGAATAAAGAATACGAAGGTGTAGTTGTTGATAATGTAGATCGACTAGGTAAATTTAGACTGAGAGTCTTTATATTTGGTTATCATGATTTAACCGGAACTAGAATTAAGGTTGAACATCTACCTTGGGCATTTTCTGGCCAACTTCAAAGCTTTCAATCTACACCGCAAATTGGTTCGATTGTAAAAGTAAAATTTAATTTTAGTAACCATCAGAATACGACTTGGTATCCAACTTCACAGTATACAAAAACTGGAGGTAAAGTAAAAAGTCCTTTGCCTTTTCTTGTTTATAACCCCGAAACAGAAAAGTTTATAAATTCTTTTAATGCTTATAATGATAAACAATTAGATTCTTTAAATAATCAAATACAAGAACTTGAAAATCAAAAATTAGAATTTGAGTCTCAATTAAAACAATTAAAAACAGAATTAGATCAATTAAATTCTCAAGAAATAAATCCAATAGACGAATTGTCGAAGTTGACTACTGAAAAAGATGTATTAGAAACTTCTATAGAACAACTAAACGAAGCTGAAGTTAGAGAAAATAATAGTTATGCTCAAAAAATAAGTACAGATAAAAAATTTGCGTTAGAAAATTGGAATAAAGGTTTGATAATCATTGGTGGAAGAATACCGTTAGAATCAGATAGTTCCTTTGCAACTTATGCTGAATATGAACAAAGTTATACTTTACGAACAGTGTCTTTACATGAAGATGCTTTGCAACAAATTAGAAGTAGTAGAGCTCAGTTTATTTCGGAATCTGGCGCTATTAGTGAAAAAATAAAAGAGACAAGTTCAAAATCATCAAACTTAAATGAAAGTAGTAAATCTATACAAACAGAAATAGATGCAAAAAGTCGTCAGATTTCTGAAGTAAATTTAAAAATTAACACACTAAAAGGATCAGTTCCCTCTGGTACCGTGGCAACAACAACTGGAGAAAATTTACAAGAACAAAATGCACAAATCAGTCGAGTTGATAAAGAGACTGGTAAAGTTTATGCAAATGTTAATGGTCAGGAAAAATTAATTGGAGTTTGGACAGGACTTTATTATTATACACCAGGTTTTAATGGTCAACCGGGAATTCCCATCTATGATAGACCGACTAATGAATTTATTAAAGAAGAATCTTATTTGGTAGCTTCTGACATACACGCAGCAAAAAGAGGTAATACCACATCGAATCATCCATCACAAAATCCTTCAATTGAATCTTCAAACAATGATAAGACCTGGAACTGTGATATATCTTATGAAACTAAACTGAAAATATTAACTAAACGTCAAGAAGTAATGATGGCAGTAAAATGGTTGAGAGATCAAATTGCAGGATTTTTTACTGGGTTATCCGATTCAGCTATTAGTCAATGGATTCGAGCAACAGTTAAACAACTAACGGCTGTTTTAAAATCGATTCAAAAATTTTTGAAATTTATAAATGATGTAGTATTAGAAATTGCTAAAATAACCGCACAAATAAGACAATTAATTTCTTGGATTTTAAGTTTACCTGCTACACTATTGGTTCTATTGCAGGACTGTTTAACACATTTCTTCAATTCGATATCTGATGCATTTTCGGAATCTTTGTCTATAGGAGGAGATTCTCCAAATTCATCATTTACTGAAATTACTGAATTAGTAAACCAAGCTCAAAGTACATTTGGCACAGCCATGGAAACTGTTGAGGCTACTACGATAGTTTACACTGAAATTAAAACGATTGAAGCAACATTTGAAAAGGTATAATGATGGCAGATACAGAAGTTAGTAAACCACAGGGTGATAGTACATGGTATGAACCGGATTCGCAAGCAGCAAATTCTGCGTATACTCATAATCATGGTTATTATACAAATTCCGGTCATTTTGTTGAGATGGATGATACTCCAGGATCAGAAAGAATAAGATTACAACATCGCATAGGAAATTATACTGAGATACAATCTGATGGTACCGAAGTTCACAAAATAGTCGGTGATAGTTATGAAATCACAGTAAAAAATAATCACGTTTATATAGAAGGATATTGTAGTGTCGTAATAAAAGGAGATTCAAAATTAAGTGTTGAAGGCGATGTATATCAAAATATTCAAGGAGATGTTTTTCAAAATGTTGAAGGAGAAATGAATGCTGTTGTTTCTGGAGAGATAAATCTAACTTCAGAATCAGACGTTAATATAACTGCTGGTGGTTTAAGTGGACAAGTTAATATAAATGCGCCTTTTGGAGTTCATATAGATAGTGATGTTACAGTAAGTGGTTCAATATCTTCAACTGGTTATATAGCTAGTAGTGAAAACATCGTAGCATCCAAAAAAGTTTTTGGTGCTTTGGGATTAGTAACTCCATTAGGCATTCAAGTAGGAATACCTGATGCCGGTCCAGTTTCTCCGGGAATCTTATCTACTGGACCGATTACTTCTTTCACTTCAGTTACAGCTCCAGTTTTGAACGATGTTTATGGACCAATTGCTTTGTTTAGAGCGATATATACGGGACATACTCATCCAGCTCCGTCAGGAGTAACTGGCATACCTTTCCAAGGAGCTTTATAATGTCAAATGTTTTAGGTAGACTCACTTCGTCTTTCGATTCAGAAAAATTTGGTGATGATGTAATTTTGAGTGATATGGCAAAACAATTCTTGAATACGAATCCGATAAAGGTGTCTGCTTGGGCGGCTAATGATTTATCGAACGGTGCGGTTACAAGAACCGATTATTTTCAAAATCCAATATCTTCTATTATTACTTCAATATCATCGAATGTAAATTCTATTATTACTTTGTGTACGAATGATCCGGCAAATAGTTATCCTTTAGCAACCTCATCGATATTAAACTTAGCAAATTCTTCTAATAATTTAATAACTCAACTTAATTTATTTTTAGACCATACGAATAGAATTTCTGGTGTTTCGACAGCTATTGTTGATACTACAACCGGCGGATTAAAACCTAACTATCAAACTTGCATAGGAGCTGGAGGCATACTTCTAACATTACTTGCAACTACTGATAATGTTAGAACGGCAGAGCCTATGTTAAATCATTTTACAAGTTTGTATATAGAAGATGAGTTGTCAGCAAATAGTTGGAATATAGGAAACTCAAAAGTTTCACTGCAAACTGTACCATCTTCACTGACATCTTCGCAGGTAAATGCGATGAATGTAATAATAAACACGGCAAATACTCTAATATATCAAAGAAGAACAGAGGATGAGAATTATTTCTATACCTCACAACAAATTATAAATGAATATCAGTTGTTAAATTCTTTACAAAACTCTGGTAGTACAGAGAGGAACCTAATTAACAGTAAAATTGGAACTACAAAACTTAAAAACTCTATAGGTAGTTGAATAAATAATAAATGGCAAACATTACTACGAATGTCGCAAGAACGTATAAGGATTTAGACCTCCTTTTCAATGTTCATCCGATAAAAAAAGATATTAATAAGCACACTGCTGAGATGGCAGTAATTAATTCTATTAAAAATCTAGTTCTTACAAATCACTATGAGAGACCATTCCAACCAGAACTTGGTTGTAACGTTTCTAAACTTTTGTTTGAGAATTTGGATTTTGTCACTGCGGCCTCTTTGGAAAGAGAAATACAACAAACCATTAATAACTTTGAACCTAGGGCTTCTGTTTATAGAGTAAAAGCTATTCCCGATTATGATAACAATGGTTTTACTGTTGACATGGAATTTTTAATAAGAAATAGAACAGAACCCGTAACAATAACATTTTTTCTGGATCGAGTAAGATAAATGACAGATCGTTTAAGAGTAACAGAACTTGATTTTGATACAATCAAAACAAATTTAAAAAGTTTTTTAAAAAGTCAAAACGAATTCTCGGATTATGATTTTGATGGTTCTGGATTAAGTGTTCTTTTAGATATATTGGCCTATAATACTCACTACAATGCCTATTATCTGAACATGATTGCAAATGAATCGTTTTTGGATACGGCACTATTAAGAAATTCAGTTGTGTCACATGCCAAAAAATTTGGTTATGTTCCTAGATCGTCAACAGCTTCGAGAGCCACAATTAATTTTACAATTAATACTTTGAATTCTACTCCAGGTAGTTTAACTTTACCGAGAGGATATACGTTTCTCTCAAGTTTATTGGATGATAGACTTTACAACTTTGTTACACTTGAAGATACTACAGTTTCTAAGACGGGAACAAACTTTGTTTTTTCAAATTTAAAGATATATGAGGGTTCATTAAACAGATATTCGTATAATCATTCGCAAGCATCCAACCCAAAACAAATATTTGCTATACCAGAAGCGAATATTGACACTTCTACTTTAAAAGTCACTGTACAACAATCCACATCAAACACTGATACTGTTGTCTATAATTTATCGAGTGATGTAATTAATCTTACTGCAAATTCACAAGTTTATTTCTTACAAGAAGGAGTAAATAATCAATATGAGATTTATTTTGGTGATGATGTAATTGGTAAAAAACTTCCTGATGGTGGTGTAGTGAATGTTACCTATCTTTCCACAAGTGGATCTGTGTCAAATAAAGCCAATAGTTTTATTGCAACTGCACCTGTATCTTCGTTTACAAACTTTACAGTTAATTCTGTTGCAGCTGCAGCAGGAGGATCAGAAAGAGAAACTGTAGATCAAATTAAGTTTGCTGCTCCTTTACAGTTTACTTCTCAGAATAGAGCAGTAACCAAAAATGATTATATTAAGATAATACAACAAAGATATCCTCAGTTTGATGCGGTAAACGTCTGGGGTGGTGAAGAAAATATTCCTCCAGTTTATGGTAAAGTTTTTATTTCTGCAAAGCCAAAATTAGGATTCGAAGTTTCTGATACCGAAAAAGATTATTTTATCAATGAAATAGTAAAACCAGTGAGTGTATTAACAGTTACGCCAGAATTTGTAGACGTTGACTATAATTTTATTAAATTAATTTCTAGTGTTTATTATGACCCAACAAAAACAGATTTAAATACTTCTACCTTACAATCTAAAGTAACTACTTCTATAAATTCTTTTGCAAATCAGAATTTAAATAAATTTAATTCTGTTTTTAGTTCTTCGAAGTTGAGAACAAATATTGATAATAGTGATACTTCAATAACATCAAATGAATTAGAAATATTTTTATCAAAAAGATTTAGACCTATTTTAAATCAAACTAATACTTATACTTTAGATTTTGGTATAGAACTATCAAGAGGAACAACATTAGATAATTTTTATTCTTCACCAACATTTACAATTTTAGACGAAAATTTAGTAACAAGAACTTGTTTCTTAGAAGAAGTTCCATCTTCATTCACTGGTGTGGAAACAATAACTGTAATAACACCAGGATCCGGATACACTTCAACTCCGACTGTTGAAGTTGTAGGTGATGGCCGTGGAGCCAAAGCATCAGCTATCATCGTTAATGGCAAACTAAGTTCAGTAAAAGTTACAAACCCTGGTGTTGGATACACAACTGCTGCAATAAGAATAATTGGTGGAGGAGGAACGGGAGCAACTGCTGATTCTGTTTTGGAAAATAGATTTGGTAAAATAAGAATAGCTTATTTTAAACCAGATGAGGTTACAAGTAGAAGTACAAAGGTTGTATTAAATTCGGAAAAGAATGAAGGCTTTACTGGAGTAATTGATTATGTTTTAGGAAAAGTTACTATTAATGATTTTGCTCCACTGTCTATTGATAATGATTTTGGTGAATTATCAATTAATGTTAGACCAAAATCAACTGTTTTACAATCCGTAAAAAACAAAATGTTAGCTTTTGATGTAGCTGATCCAACTAGTGTTGTTGTGCAATTGAAAGTACTATCTTAAAATGGTACAATTAGTCACTTCTAGTTTAGTTTCAAGCCAACTTCCTGATTTTATTAGATCGGACAACCCGAAGTTTGTATTATTTTTAGAGAAGTATTATGAGTGGTTAGAAAAAAGTAATAATGTAATTTTTGAAACTAACTCACTATACGATTCTAAAGATTTAGATATCGCTGATGAATATTATATAAATGAGGTAGTAAAAGAAATACTACCTTATTTTCCAAAAGAAATTCTTTTAGATAAATCAAAATTTATAAAACATGTTGGTGAATTTTACCGAAGTAAAGGTACTCCAGAATCTTTAAAATTTCTTTTTAGGGTATTGTACAATGAAGAGATAGAAGTTTATTTTCCAAAAGAACAGATAATAAAGTTATCAGATGGAAAATGGGTTCTTCCACTATCTTTAAGAGTAGAAACTGGCGACAATAATATAT